TTGGAACAAGTAAGATTACCCATCCACAGCATAAGTGCTGATTTAGCGTCCTGGTTATCAGGCTTGATGAAATCCTGCATAGAGAAATTAGCGTCCTTGTGTGTAAACATTTCAAGGTAATTACTATTTATCAGGTACATAGCACCTGATGTGCAATAATCGTCCCAACCTAAAGTCATACCTTTAAATTTTAAGTTCTGGAAACCTAAGTCGCCAGTCTTAATGTCTACAAGTGCTACATTGTAATTAAGTGTAGCAACAAGTTTGCTTTCATAACCCTCAAATACAGTCTGTGTAGTTATACCAATATCAGGGAAGTCTACACCTTTTGATACTGTGTTATAACCAGTCCTCATTTTTGCAATAAGGTTATCAAAATCTGTTGTAGTCTTTGTTCCTGCTACGGTATAGTTTTTCCACCATGTATAAGTAGAACTGTTAATTCCACCTACTGTGCCTGTACCTGCTGATGTTATAAAAAGCGGTATTCCGTCAATATCTTTGTTTGCATTACCAGTTCCATCTGCAAACAGCTTTGTGTTAAACCAGTCTGCAAAAGATATTTCAAGCTGATTAACTTTAGCTTTAAGTAGATTAATAACCTGTTTATCACCGCTATTCTGCCTCATTTCCTTACCGGAAATAGTTACTGAACCAGCAGTCTGTTTCCACTCATACCTTGCATTACCAATACCGGTCTGCGGTATAAGGTCTAACTGCTCGTAAGCAGAATATGATTTGACAGTATCATTGAAAGCATAAAGCAGTGGTACTATAATTTCTTCTCCACCGTCTAATACCCTCATTCTGTCCTTGCTCTTTAACCAACTAAAAAGCAATATTTTCTTAGTAACATTATCTACAAGCTTCGGCTGGTACTCTCTTAGAGTAGTAGATACAATTACATCAAACCTATCTGTTGAAGCTCCTGAAGCCATATATATCACTCCCTCAAGTTATCTGTTATTTTCCAGATATTTTCTGCATAGCTTTGTTATAAGCGTCCTCAAAACTATCTGGTATTTCGTTTGAAGTGGCTGGAGTTTTTGTTACAGGCATTTGCAATTTTGCTGCGTCTTTTTTAACTTGGATTTCTTTTAATACTTCTTGTTTAGCTTCAACTGGTGCTATATCAGCTTTTAATAATTTATATGCTCTGTCAAGTGGCATATTATGTTGTGTAATAAGCTGTGCCAACTGGTCTGAATAATTAACTGCGTCTGGGTGCTGCTGCACAAACTCATTCCATACACGATTTGCACTTTCCTGCTGCATAGAACTGATATAGTTTTCAAGTGCAGAAATCTTATCAATATAAGGCTTTACACTATCAGTAATACGCTGGTCTACAAGATAATTAAATTTCTCCATTTCTGTCATTTCAGCAAAATCTTTAGCAGACTTTTCTTCAGGCTGTTGTTTTTGCTGTATTTGTTGCTGTGAATAATACTGCCTAAATGCGTTTAGTTCTTCTTGCTGCTTTTCAAACTGCTTTTTAAAGTCTGCATATTCCTGTGATTTTCTGGTAAATTCAGCCTGTAATTCTTTATAATTTTTAGGCTGTTCTGTCTTATCAGTTCCGCTTTCTGCTTGTTCTGTTTCCGCAGGTTCGGTAACTTCAGCTTGTCCGTCTATATCTTCGGGTGCTTCAGCAACTTCGTCTGTTTCTTCCAGAGTGCTTACTTCTGGATTATTGATTTCTTCTGGCATTAAAAACCCCTTCCAACAAAAAACCACTCTTTCAAGTGGTTATTGTTTTTATTAAATTGTTATTGCTATCTATGTAAAAATTATTTGCTCTCTCATAAATTTATGATGTCTGCCATGCAAACTATTATTTGAGAACAACATAAGATTACCTATACTGTTGTCTGTTTTTTCTCCGTTAATATGGTGTACAACCTCGTCAGGGTTTAAATATCTGCCTATGTGTTTTTCCATTACAAGACGGTGTTCAAACACATACTTTTTTTTATCGCAAAATGGATGTCCTGGATAATATATTTGTATATAACCATTTTTCTTACGAGTTCCACCCTTCCAAGCATAACATTTTTCCCCACTTAACGAAGTCCTAATTTTTTCACACATCTCCAAAGGAAGTTTCTTACCCTTCCAGTAGCTTTCTCTTCCTTTTTGGCTCTCACTCATCTTTTTCTTGCTATCTTCTGTGTGTTTAAAACCCAAACTATTTTTATTACCCCTCAAGGCTTCTGATATTTTTTTCTTATGTTCTTTAGACAAACTGCTACCAGAACCCTTGACAAATCGTCCATTTTTATCTCTTATCATGCTGACCTCCCTTACAGGTCTGGGGAGTAGTAAGGGTACTCCCCATATGTTAAATAAAATATTGTCTTGTTTTTGGTTTTTTTAACGACCTCGCATAGACACCATATTTTTTACATTTCTTATCAAAATCTTCTCTGTCTTCTACATATACTGGTTCATGTGTAAAATGTTCTGCCCAGTGAGGAAGCATTTGCATGCGTTTATTATATGAAAATAATCTTTGCAGATTACCTCCACATTTACATACATTATCTGCATCATCAAGTACATTTTCATAGACACGATTGCATAAATCGCAACGCTTATCTACTATTTTTATCACTTATCATACTCCTTGTAATAATGCTAATTCTTCTGGTGTATATTCCTGCTGTGCCTCTTGCGGTGCTTGCGGTGCAAGTAATTGCGCAAGTATTTCTTCAGGATTAATAGCCATTTGTTCTGGTGGCATTTGTTCCGGCATAGGCATAGGCATTTGCTCTGGCATTGGTGGCTGCTGTGGCTGTAACATAGCCTGCAACTGCATAGCTAACTGCTGTGCTTGCATAAACTCATCAGGCGTAAGCATAGCCCTGTTAATATCTTCAACAGGTATTCCAAACTTTTCAAATACAAGTTTAGTAAATTCTCTTTTATCAAATATAGGTACACCCGAAGCGTCAACTGCCTCCATCATCTGTCCTGCAAACTGTAATATGAATTGACGTTCTGCATCGCTATCACGTCTTGTAGTAGAACCTATTTCTACCCTTACATCATAATTGCCTTTTATATCTTCTTTTTTCCATTTACCATAAGCGTCTGCCTGTTTGCTGTAAAATTCAGTTTCCTTGCTGCCGAACTGCTGCATTACCTTTAATAAATCACATGCTACATTTACACAATAATCTGTTATTACATCAAGTCTTTCACTATTCCTTAACTGGCTGTTACGGTCTATAATGCCTGCCTCAAATGCAGTTCGCCTTTCAACGCTGTCCTCTACTCCACGCTGTGATGTACCTACACCCGATACATTGTTTAAATGGTCTTTACATAATTCATTGTTATTATAAAAATCAGCTGGTATAGCACTTGCAGATGTTATAAGTATTTTGCTATCTTTTATAGCACCGCTGTTAAGCATACATTTCTGTAAATCCTCACCTGATAAAAACTTTTCCATTTCTTCTGGTGAAGCAAAACAATCTTCCTCATACAACACCTTACGCTGTGATTTCATAATATCCTGCATAAGCAAGCTATTAACTCTATCCATCCATAAATTTATATCCCTTAAATTAGCAACTTCTGATAATGGATACATTTCATCAGGTATTTCATTAACATAAAGCAACCTGTAATTAGATTGCAAGTTATAAGGATTATCCATATTAAGCAAAAACTTATCACGCTTTTCATCGCATATAGTCATTACCTTGCCATCAACAATATCCTGTATTTCCCATATCTTTACACGCTTTAGGTCATCTTCCATTATCTGCTTATCGTATGAGCTTATTGTTATACTTTCAGGATACTTCTCACCAGCAGTATAATTACCTTTAACGTCTTTAGTATCAACGCCATATCTATCCTTTATGTCATCTACTGGAACATAATAACAAGCTGCTAACCAGCGTATATCATCAAAACATTTAGCTTCAAAATCAAATACTACATCAAACGGTGATTGCCTTAAAAAGTACGGATTTTCCTCTTTTACAAATTCAGTAAACTCAAGCTGTGTTTCAAGGCTCTTTTCCTTTTGTTTATCTGTAACAAAGTTATATCCTATCTTGCCTATGCCAAAACCCATAATAAGCATATCAAGTATAATTCGTTTCATTTGCCTTTTAATCTTTAATGTGCGCCATGTATCATTTAATGCGTCCTCTACAATCCTTGTGTTATCTGCAAACTCTACACCCGAAGCTGTTATGTAAAGGTGCGGGTCTTGAAAATATATCTGTGGCAATATTGCTTTTAATATTGAATAAGTATAATTAATTACTACTAAATTTGATTTATCTGCAAAATCAGGAAAATGATTGCCCTTGTAAAAATCTCTCCAGCTTTTAGCATTTTTTATAAACTGGTCTTCATGCTTTTTCTGTGCAATACCTATCCTGCCTAACCATTTGCCTACATCTGTTTCTTCTGACTTAATGCTTATGTTCACTTCTTTTTTCTTTACCATATTTAACCTCATAAAATAGCAGCTTGTTTCTGCATATAGGATTTAAAAGTATCTTTAGACTTTTTCTTATCAAGTAATAATCTTTTAAATGATAGCTTTGGCACTTCCTCTTTTTGATACACTCCAGGCTTTTTCCAGAAAGCAAGACCAAACGATAATGCGTCTATCAAGTCATCATGCTGTCCTACTGGAAAGCGTAACAGTTCATCTTCCAAATCAACCATATCAGGCTTAATAAATATCGTGCCAAATTCAAATCTCGGTACAAGCCCGATAATCCTGTCGCCCTTGCTGCGCATACGGCTCTGCTGTATTTCCTCAATAGGCAAATATACTCGCCTGCGTTTCTGTTCCTCAAATAAAGGAAACTTTATCATCTGTTGAGTAGCCTGCATTTCAATAAGTATCTTTTTGATATTTGGAAACTTCTTATATAACTCAAATATTCTTGCTATCATTTGTGTAAGATTTATCTTTTCACGCTTTGCATATACAACATAAACAAAATCTTCAGGTGATATTGCTGTTATGATAAACGCTGTAAAATCTCCACGCTTCCTATCTGATGTAGCAGGGTCTATGTGCATGTATAACCTGCATTGATTTAAGTTATAATGCTCTTTAGCCTCGCTATCCTGCGGTACTAATTTACCGCCTAACTTCATGCTGTAATACTTAATCCAATCTTTTCTAAATGAAGCGTTCTCATCATCAATAGGATTATTCAAATACTGGCATGCAAACTGATAGCTTGACTGGCTGCGCCTCTGGTCTTGCAAAAATTCTTCTGTAAGCCTTTTAGGAAACCATAACTTTTTATCTTCAGTATATGCACCACGAATATAATAATTAAACCTATGCTTTTCATTTTCAATTAAATGATTATATAAATCATTGAAATGCCAGCGTGTACCGATAACTATTATCTCTCCGCCAGGCTCAAGCATAGGTAGTGCTAAACGGTAAAAATCCTTTACTTTATC